TATGAAGCCGCAAACGAATCTTTTGAAGGTAAATTAGCAGTAGCACAAGTTACAATGAATCGTGTGAATAGTCCACTTTATCCCAAAACAGTTTGTGAAGTGGTATATCAAAAAACGGGCCGCACATACCAATTCAGTTGGGTTGGTGAGAATGTTGGACCGGTTAGAAGCAAATATGCATGGGAAGAATGCCTAATTGTCGCAAGGAAAGCCTTGACACAAACAAAATTACATGATAAAATATATGAAACCAATTCAATGTTCTATCATGCCACCTACGTTAATCCAGAATGGAAATTAAGGTACGTTGCAAAAATTGGAAATCATCTGTTCTATACGAAAGCTCAAAGTGCCAACAAAAACCGAAATTAATGAATTTAGTGAAATGATTAGTAAAAGCGTCAGTGAATTGGGTGGTACCCATATGGATGCAATCATACATCATTGTGAACAAACAGGCATGGAAGTCGATGTGGCTTCTTCTTTAGTCTCTAGTGCATTGAAAGCAAAGATTAGAGAAGAAGCACAAGACTTAAACCTATTGAAGAAAAGTTCTAAATTGCCTCTATGACCGAAACGACAGGATTTGAAGCGTATGCCCTATATCAAAGCATTAAACTTCATTTTACTTCTGATTCTTACGATTTTTTTCGTTACAACGGAAAGACCAACGTATCAAAGGACAACTTTGCAAACAATAAAGCCAAGTATTCTTTTTACAAGTTATCACGGAAGTACAACATAGATGAATTACGTACTTTTTATATTGCTAATTTCCTAGAAACCAATGTGAATTGGGTAGGAGATATATGTGGTATTGAAGGTGAAGAAAACTACAAGAAATGGCAAAAAAGAAACCAGAGCTTGACATACCGATTCGAACAAGATATAATAGGTCTATTCACAGCAACACAATCACCTAATGAAATGTTGGTAGTTGTAGATGGACAATATCCATTGCTGTTGAGAGAGATGACTTATGGCAACATTAACATTGAGACGGTGTGTATACTTAATGACATTATGAATTTCTTACCAATGTGGAACAAAAAAATAACAGATGATGTTATTTGGCCTACATTAAAAAGAAAAATTGAAAAGTACACACCGTTTCTTGTTTATGATAAAGATAAGTTTAAGACAATTTTAAAAGAAAGTTTGAGAGAACATGCCTAAAATTAATTGCATCTACTTGGATATGGATGGCGTTATTGCCGATTTTGAAAAGAGATACGTTGAACTGTTTAAAGTTCAGCCTAGTTCAACCAGAGAATATAAAGAATTCAATAAATTTTTTGATAAGTTTATTGCTGATGGTCACTTTGAAACACTTGAACTGATGCCAGATGCAATGGATTTGGTACGTGCATTACGGAATGCATTACCACCAACTCAGATTCTGTCGTCCACAGCAAGTGAGAAAAGACACAAAGCAATCTCTGAACAAAAGATTAAATGGTTGGAAACGCAGGGTATTGACTTCCAACGTAACTTGGTTCCAGGTAAGGAACTAAAGAAAAGATATGCAAGAACAGATACGTTAATCATTGATGATACAGAGAGTGTTATTAATGATTGGCGTGCTGCAGGTGGTGTGGCAATCTTACATAAAAATGTTGCCGATACCTTGGTACAGTTGAAGTTTATACTTGACGATGCCTAAATAATATGATATAATGAACTATGTGGACAATCCGTTTATACTCCGTTAATATTCCGTTTATACTAGAAAGGTAAATCATGGTAGATTTTTCAAATCTTAAAAAAAGTTCAGGCAATCTGGACACATTGAAAGCAAAAGTGGCAGAGCTCAACGCCTCCACTGAAGGTAAATCCGATAAAGAAAACTTTTGGCGACCAGAAGTAGACAAAGCTGGCAACGGCATGGCTACGATTCGTTTTCTACCCGCAGCAGCAGTTGATGGTGAAGATGGTCTTCCTTGGGCTAAGATTTTCGAACATGGATTTCAAGGTCCTGGTGGTTGGTTAATCGACAAGTGTTTAACAACCAAGAACCAACAATGTCCTGTATGTGAACACAACAACAAATTGTGGAACTCAGGCATTGAAGCGAACAAAGACATTGTTCGTAAACAAAAACGCAAACTAAGTTACATTGCTAACGTTTATATCATCTCTGATCCTAAGCATCCAGAGAACGAAGGACAAGTTAAATTGTTCAAGTTTGGTGCCAAGATTTTTGAGAAGGTTACAGGTGCAATGAATCCTGCATTTGAAGATGAAACACCAATCAATCCGTTTGATTTGTGGAAGGGTGCTAACTTCAAGTTGCGTATCACTAAAGTTGCGGGTTATCAAAACTATGATAAGTCCGAATTCACATCACCATCTGCATTGTTGGATGACGATGAGAAGTTGGAGAAAATTTGGAAGTCACAATTCTCATTGACTGAGTTGACGGCTGACAAAGAATTCAAGTCTTATGATATGTTGAAAACACGTTTGGATAAAGTACTTGGTTTGAATGATGAAGGTGATGCTCCACGAGCACGTACCACAGTTGAACAAGCTAAGGCTGCACCTAAGAAGCCAGTTGAAGTTGATATCGCAGCTACTGATGATGACGATATGGAATACTTTGCCAAGTTGGCTGAAGATTAAACAAAAGCTCCTTTCTCAGAACTTTGTTTAGACCCCGCTTCGGCGGGGTTTTTTGTTTATACAACCCGTGTGGAATCAATAATCAATTGCATGAATGTTGGCTCATCATTACGCACAGATATTTGACTAGGTCTTAATCCAGTTCTTTCCTGCTTCTGTGAGAGGTTGTTTACTGTCTTGTTAATGATAGGTTTCATATCAGTAGATGCGACAGGTCTAGGTAAATTCAAATCAGAATTGGTATTTGATAATGATGAAACTGGCGCAGACTTTGGTGCCGGTGCAACAGGACTGGCTGCAGGTGGTGCAGCAGGTATGGTTGATTTACTTACTGGTTTAGTTTGTACGGGTGAAGATATTAAATTACCTTCAGCATCAAATTCTTGGCCAGCAGGTGCCTGCGGTGTTACGTTTGGTTTCTTAACAGGTTCAGCGGTCGGTGCAGGAGGTATTATACCAAAATTTTCAAACTCATCTAAGTCACTTTTTGGAACTCTTGGTTCATTTCTTAAATATCTTCCTGCAGCTGCGGGACTATAAGCTGCAGCTGCTCTGGTTGTGAATGGTGCATCATCCATGTACTTTCTATATTTTGTAAGTGACTTCTCATACGATTGCAATTCTTCTTCTGATTTAGCAGAATTTAAGGCTTGAGCAGCTAAAGCTGTATCACTACCAACGTCAGCAGATATTTGGTCACGTTGTTCATCGGTCATATTATCTAAAACATTTGTTGCACCAACAGTAATAGCAGCACCAGTGACAGCAACACTAGCAACAGTTAAACCGCCACTGGCGGCCGCAGCAGTTGCTGCTTTCAAACCAAATTTGCTAGCTTTAGATAATACTTCGAGACCTTTCAGTCCAAGTTTTTTAGCTATTTCAAGTAGAGTTCCCCTCATTATTGAAATCAAATCAGCCAAACCATTTAATTTACTCAAAATATCATCAAACATAGAAGTTTGTTTAACTGGCTCAGCTGACACACCACCTGAATTGATTTGTTTCATCAACTTCTGTAGTGTATCAACCAATTCTTTATGACGTTTACCTTTTTCTAAGGCAATTTCTTCCTCAGAATTTTTGGCCAATTGTTTTAATTTAATATCTTCTTCACGATTATTTTGTAGGAAAGAAAATATCTTTGATAATTGTTGATTGATGCCTTCTGAGTCACCGCCAGTGCCACCTACCCTCTTTAATTTATCTGCTGTGTTTCTAGTACCCACAACACTTTTAGTACGACCAGTAAAATAGTCAATATCTCTTTGATTACGACCAGTCATTTTACCAAACAAAGCCGGACCAAATCTAGACCCCATAGTCATAAATCTTACAATATTCAAAGGATCAAATTTCTCTTTGATGCCTTTAATTCTAGCCTGAGCTTTCATTGAAATGGTTTTACCAACAGCACCAAGTA